AGTTGTGTTTTAGATTATGAAAACGAGTAGTGGTTCGATTTTAGTAAAAAATCTATTTTCTGTGTCTCGGTCTTTTTTCAGTGTATTTACGAAACTCATTTGTGAGCTTCTGTTGTCGCTTGATAGCTGATGCCTTTGCTTTCTTTCGGCGTGTGGTAGGTTTTTCGTAGTGTTCAAGTTCTCTTATTCGGTCTTTGAATCCATCGTTCTCCATCTTGCGACGCAGTATACGAATTGCTTTTTCTGGCGACATTCCTTTACAGTTTACCTTCATTTTAGTCCTTGCGCTCGAGTGAGACGAATAAGGTCATTCGCAATATTACATTGGTTATCAACAGTAGCTCTTACAAACTTCTGTACCCATGCCATATCAAATACAAAGTCCTGATTCTGTGTATTCAGTCCTTGCTTTTGACATTCTATAATCAATGCTTTCATAACTTTTTCCGATATTTCTTCTGACTTTCTCATTCTAGGAAAGTCAATTACTTTATCCATCTTTTCTCCTTTGAAATGTCCACCCTCTTTTGCGAAGGTAATTAACTTGTGATGTTATTGAACCAGTAGAACGAGCCATTTTAGTAGAGAGTTCATCAATTGACATAGTGTTATACAAGTCTTTGAGTCTCTGCTTCTCTTTGGTCGTCCAAGTTCCTTTTCTAAATAACATATCCATATTATATCAAAATTTTAAGCAAGTGTCAAGAACTATTTTTAGGAAGTAGAAAATAGTACTTGACTTATGGTTATAAATTAGATATAATATATGCAGGAGAAAAAATTATGGAAAATATAGATTTAGCGTATCTCATAGTGCTAATAGCGAGTATTCATATTAGCTACACATTTGGTAAGAGAGTTGGAATAGAAAACACAATAACCTTTTTAGAAGAGGAGAAGCTAATTGAGTTTGATGACTAAGTAATAGGATGAAACTACTAAAAAATAATTCTTGACTTCTGGTTCTACTTTTGGTATAATATGTATGAAGTAGGCAGAATAGGTCTGCTTACGTTTAGGGTCGATACCGAAAGGGTCGGCATAGTATTAACGAAAGTGATATTAGGAGAATTAAAAATGACGATTGATATTAGTAAATTTTGGCTTGGAATGAATAACGAGTGGTTGTTACACAACACTGACACATCATATCCAAGATATAACATAGTCGAAAACGCTGAGAATGGCAACTATCGAATAGAGGTAGCAATTCCTGGCTGGAGCAAGAAAGAACTTGAGTTAGTTCAAGAGGAAAACGAACTGCTCATCAAGGGGAAAAAAGAAAGAAAACTTGGTGCAACAGAAAGATTTGTACACCAAGGACTCAGTCTTAAATCTTTCGAGAGAAAGTTTATTTTAAATGCGGATTTAAAAGTAGACAGTGTCGAATTAACAGACGGCTTACTAACAATCGCTTTGTCTAGGACTCCGAACTCATCAAGGAAGGTGTTAAATATTGATTAATATCTTCTTAAAGGAGATAAATTATGAGAGTAGTTCTCAAATTAAGACAAAGCATAATGAAAGGCGATAGAATAGCATTTGGTAGAATGGCAGAGAGTGCCACTCTTATCGGAATAATGCTAGCATGCGTTTACGCAATGATACCTATCATCTAAGTATGCTATCAAGCTGAAGGAGTTATTATGGTTATAGTAAGTTCAGAAGCATTGGATGTAATAAAAGAGCGTATCGCCTCGCACAAAGTGTGGGGCGTTCGTGTCTTAACTAAGCCTGCGGGATGCAACGGCTGGAAGTGGGAGTTAGACTACGAAGATAACCCAATCTTTGGAGCAGACTCAGTTTATTATGACTGCATAGTAGTTGACCCACAAACATTATCAATGGTTGAAAAAATAGAAATAGATATGGATATTGACGGAGTGCAACAACAGTTCATTTTCAATACACCATTATCAACAGCTCAATGCGGGTGTGGAGAGAGTTTTGCTCTTTAAGTGCCTTCTAAACAAGAGGAAATATATGAAGATATCAGTAGAGGGTTTAGCCCTTATCAAAAAATTTGAAGGCTTAGAACTTAATGCCTACCAATGTGCAGCAGGAGTTTGGACAATTGGATATGGTCACACTAAGGGAGTCTTTGAAGGACAAACAATACAAAAGGCAGAAGCAGACGAAATGCTCGTACTAGAAATGGAAGAATACGAGAAAGCTGTGAATGATGCCGTCACAATTTCAATAGACCAGTGCATGTTCGATGCACTAGTATCATGGACATACAATCTCGGTCCAAGCAATCTAAACGCAAGTACAATGTTAAAAGTTCTCAATTCAGGGGACTATGATGGCGTGCCTGAACAAATCAAAAGATGGAACAAAGCTGGGGGCAAAGTTCTCGAAGGACTTATTCGCAGAAGGGAAGCAGAAGCTCTCCTATTTGAAGGAAAAGATTGGAGTGAAGTTTAGATTCAGCGAAGAGCTATTAATGAAAGCCGCAGCACATGCTGAAGAGAGAGGAATGACTCTTGATGAGTACATAAAAGAGGCTGCAGAGTTAGCACAGAAACACAACTATGAACAAAATGAAACAAACCCTAAAGAAAATTTGGACTAAACTACAAGCCTTCTGGCTATGGATTAAAAGTTTCTTTAATACTTATTATAGTCTCAAAGTTAGTTATAATGCTACTTGGGGAGACGCAGACGACCAAGAGTTTATAGTCAAGAAGTTCATTAAAAAGCAACCAAAGTTTATCTCATTCATCACAGAAGATGGAGACTTAGTAGAGATTAGTGGTGCTGATGGACTTAATTATAGGATTCAACAATTATGAACCAACTTTATATAGGCGTTATATTAGTACTAGGACTAGGAGGTTATTACTTATATCAAGAAAACCAAGTACTATCAGCAAATAATGCAGCACTAGAAGGTGCAGTTGCTACACAAGAAGCAGCAATAAAGAATATGCAGAACGATTTTGCTCTGCAAACAAAACAACTTGGAGACTTACAGAAGAAGTCTCAAGAAACACAGTTAGAGATGAACCGATACTTGGACATCTTTAAAAGACACAATTTAACAAAACTAGCAGCAGCAAAACCTGGTTTGCTAGAACCAAGAATAAATAAAGGAACGAAAAATGTATTTGATTCAATCGAAGAAATTAGCCGCACCATTGATAGCCTTGATGATGGCGTCGAGTTGCAGTCTACTTCCAACTAAGCAGATAGAAGTAACAGCAAAACCAATGGACAGACTGATTACTCAGCCTGTATTACCAAGAGAAATAGACCTCAAAGACCCTATGTGGTATGTAGTGAGTGATAAAAATATAAATGAGTTTCACGAAAGATTAACAAAAGAGCATGGACAAGTAGTATTTGTAGCTATGTCTATACCAGACTATGAACTAATGTCCTACAACATGCAAGAATTAAAAAGGTATATTACTGAACTCAAGGAAGTAGTAGTATACTATGAAAAAGTAACAGACCCGGAAGCATTGAATAATGTGGAATAAAATAGTACAATACCTAAAAGACTGGCACTACTATAGAGTAATGAATAAAGGTGCTAAGTTTTTTGACAAAAATCCAGTAGTTCAAGGACGATTTGAAGAAGTCGAAGACTGGTTAGAACATATGGAAGATAGAATAGCAACAATAGAAGAACACACAGGTATATGAGCGATTTTTTATGGATGCTAAAGCCTATATCGGAAAGAAGATGGAAAATTAGAGAGGAAGCAATCCTCATAGACGCAAAAAGAGCAGGGGTCAAAAATGTTTACAGAACTAAAAGAATTATTACAGAGGGACGTAGTAGATATAACTTTTATATCAGATAACTCACAAAAAGAGTATACAATACCTTGTACTCTTATGGAGTCCCTCACAAGTAGTAAAGTGAATCAACAAATCAATGACACGATAGTGTGTTATAGACTAGATGAGAAAAGATGGGAGGACATTAGGTTGCACTCTATAGTATCTTATCAAGGAAGTCCCTAATCGAAGGGCAAGGCTCTTTACAGAGCGGAGAATACTATGATAATGGAAATAGTAAGTACAGTTACTCTTATAGTAACAGTTGCTAGTTTAATTGCGGCGTCAACACCGACACCAAAGGACGATGCTATGATTGGCAAACTTTATAAGTTTGTAGATTTATTAGCTTTAAACATTGGAAAAGCAAAGGATAAGCACGGTGGCTGAAGAAGTCAATAATACCTATCATCCCGCCGATACCAATGGTGACGGAGTAGTAACAGAGGAAGAACGTGCAATGTATTTAGAGTTCAAAAGAAAAGAACTCGAAGATGCAGATGCGATGCGTGATGCTCAAAGAAATATGACTTGGTTCGCTTTAGGTGGACTATTATTATATCCCTTTGCAGTTGTTGTTGCATCTTTGGTCGGATTAGACCAAGCACAGGAAACTCTAGGGGATATGGCTCCTACCTACTTTGTGGCAGTTGCTGGTATTGTTGCGGCATTCTTTGGTGCTCAGGCTATGGGCAAAAAATAAAAGAAACCTAAGTAACGAAAAAATAGTTCTTGACATATGTTCATAATTTTAGTATAATATACATATGAAAAATACAGAACACCAAGAACACAAAAAAGTAAATATGTGGAACTCAGAAACCAAAACTTTTGAAGACTACCATTACGGAGAGTGCAAACACTGTGGGTCTAAACTTCACAAAGATAGTGGAGAATGTCCTCAGTATAAATGCTGGATTTCGTAATGAATTTATTTTACTTAGATGAAGATTTAGATAAAGCAGCCCAGTATCATGTTGACAAGCATATTGTCAAAATGCCGCTAGAGGCTGCTCAAATCTTATGCACTACTATATGGATAGATGAATTACTAGGGTTCGTTCCTCGAGCTCTTAACGCAGATGAGAGAGAAGTGATGAATAAAGCAAAAGCTGAAATCAAGCATTTACCTCTTGAGGAACGTCCCTACCCTTACCTACCAATGATGTACAATCATCCTTGCACAATCTGGGCAAGAGAGTCATTGGATAACCATGAGTGGGTTCATTGTTATGCTAACGCATTGAATGATGAATACCACTACCGATATGGAAAACTACACAAATCAGTAGAACAAGTAGTAAATAAACTACCAGACCCAAAGAACTTACCTCGTGTAGGCTTTACAAAGTTTGGTATTGCTATGCCCGAAGAACTAAGAGATTATGATAATCCTATACAAAGCTATAGAGACTATTATCATTTAGATAAAGCAACATTTGCAGTATGGTCACATCGTGAGAAGCCTGATTGGTGGAATGAAGACTATGCTGATTACGAAAAAAGGATAACAAGATGATAGAGATTTATGGAAAAGATAACTGCCCTTATTGCGATATGGCAAAAGGTTTAGCAGAACGAAAAGGCTTCGAAGTAGTATATAAGCAACTAGATGTGGACTATGGATTTTCAGAAATGAGAGAGAAATTTCCAGGTGCTAGAACCTTTCCTCAGATAATTAAAGATGGGGAGTATATAGGTGGTTATGCCGCACTGGAGGAGTTAATTGGTTGAATATAAATTTAATGAAGACACAGTACTTCAAGAACTAAAAGAGTATATTGACAGTACTTATACGCAACACTATGGTAAGAGTAAGTTTCAGACCACAGAGTTTGTATTTGATGCAGGTCATGGAGAAGGCTTTTGTATAGGTAATATAATTAAATATGCACAGCGTTATGGAAAAAAGAATGGACATAATCCAGCAGACCTATTAAAAATAATTCACTATGCAATATTTCTTTTAGGAGAAAACAAAGAATCAAGTTATACTGAGCAGTATAATAATGGTAATAATGGATAAAGAAATAGTATTAATATTTTTATTATTAATGCTAAAGCATACTTTTGCTGATTATCTTATGCAGAAACCTTGGAAAGACAAAGGAACATACGGTGCGCGTGGAGGTTTAGTTCACGCATCACACCACGTAGCAGGAACCTTTGTAGTACTAATATTCTTTAGTAACTGGTTTGCAGCACTATACTTGGCATTTTTAGATGGATATTTACATTATCATATTGATTATGTCAAAAATAATATTAAAAGAATTTATAAACTAAACAACTCAAATAAACTATATTGGGGATTACATGGTTTAGACCAGTATCTTCATATTTTAACATACATATTTATAATTTATATACTAGGAGCGTAGATGGCTATAAAGACGCGAAAGCACGAAAATTTAACAGAAACAAATGTACAGCATGTAATAGATTTACTTAATGATAGTAAGCCTATAACTAAGAAAGAAGCATGTAGTATATTAAATATAAGTTATAATACTACAAGGCTCAATAAAATTATTGAAGACCATTTAGATACTGTAGCTTATAGAGAAAGACGCAAAGCCCAAAATAAAGGCAAAGGCGCAACAGAGATGGAGATTAGACAAGTAGTAAACTTCTACTTGGATGGAGCTAATGTATCAGATATAGCTAAAAGTTTATATCGTTCACCAGCTTTCATTAAAGCAATAATCGATAGAGTAGGTATCCCACAGAAACTTGCTCAGACCGATTACGAGGGACGCAGAAACGCAATGCTACCAGAACAGTGTGTAGCAGATGAGTTTCAAATTGGAGAAAAGATATGGGCAGTTCGACAGAATTATCCTGCACTTGTTGAAAAAGAATTAAGGGCTGAAGAAGCAGAAGAAAGAGGGTATAGACTATACTTATGCTACACGATTGAGTGTGGACAAGATGATTTAAAAGGTAGTTATTTTCCTCACTTAAGTTTTGCAGGCAAGTATTATCCTTTAGCAACATATGAAATGGGCAAATTGGAGCACCTGCAAAAGTATCTATAAAAGGAGGCTAGGAAATGGAAATATGGCAGATTATTGCTGCAGTATACTTATCGGGTACGCTCGCTGCAATGTATTCTATCTGGTGGCCATCTTACAAATTAGTAAAGCAAATAGCACCAGATAACATAATGATAGACAAACCAATTTTATCTACACTAATAGTATTTTTTATATTTTTAGTGTTTTTTCCATTATTAATAATAACATTTATCGTACCAAATAGGCTCGAAGGATTTATTCGAGGCTTTGTTACAGGAATAATAGAGATTAAGTAATGGCTTATAGCAAAGAAGTAGTAAAAAGGTTTGAGTCAGTATTAGAAAACCCTGAAGCTCATTCAGTTGGTCGATTTGACCCAAAAGAACCGAATGTAGCAACAGGGATGGTTGGCGCACCTGCGTGTGGTGACGTAATGAAATTACAGTTGAAACTCGACAGCGCCGAACGCATCGTTGACATAAAGTTTAAGACTTACGGGTGTGGTAGTGCTATTGCTAGTTCTACAATGTTCGTAGAAATGCTGAAAGGCAAGACAATAGAAGAAGCAAAGTCTATTAAAGACAAAGATATTGCAGAAGCTTTAAACTTACCTCCTATAAAACTGCATTGCTCAGTTTTAGCAGAGGGTAGTATAAAAAATGCAATAGAGGACTGGGAAAGAAAAACCCAACATAGGAGACACAATCAATGTACGAAGATTTAAGAGAACACTTAAAAGGACAGATAGCATATCATAGAGCTAATTGTAGAGTTTATATGAGAAATTCAGTAGGTATTGGGGAACACCCTGATGTCATGGAATCGATAAAGTCAGAACTATCAAAACTTGCAGAAGCAGTAGATATGTTAAACGCCCTAGAGAAACATTTAAAATAATAGCATTTTGTTAAAGATACTAAAAAATAGTTCTTGACAAATGGTTATAATTTTATTATAATATATTTATAAACAAAAACAAGCAAATATGAGCGACAGATATTACCAACAAATGCGAGACACCACAGGGTGGGCATTTGGTATGCCAGAGTTCATGCGCAATAACAAAAAATATAGGAGAAGAAAAATGGCTTGGACAGACGAATCTAAAGAGCAAGCAGTTGAAATGTATCAGGACGCAGAACCTACCCCTGAGACTTCAATGGAGATAGTAAAAGACATCGCAGAAGAACTTGGTGAAAGCCCAAATGGTGTCAGAATGATATTAACAAAAGCAGGAGTATATGTAAGAAAAACTCCAGCAGCTAAGTCAAGCGGTGGCGGCAGCACAGGCGGAGGCAGAGTTTCAGTTGCAGATGCACAAGACAAACTTACTTCAGTTCTAAGTGATGCAGGTCAAGAAGTAGATGCAGCAATAGTATCAAAACTAACTGGTAAAGCAGCAGTCTATTTCACAACAGTTATAGAATCATTAAATAAGTAGTGTAATTTAGTGTGTTGAGGCAGTCTTCGTGATTGCCTCAATTTTTTGCATCTTAAATAAGTGACCAAAAATTTAACAAATCAAAAGAGTTTTTGTTAGTTTAAATTGGAGGAAACATGAAAAAACTAGAGTTCGAAAAGAAACTAGACGACGCAGGAGATGCCGTCATCACTTATAGGAGTCAAAACTCTCGTAAACTAAAGTACAATGTGTGTACACGAGATTTTAGCACTCAATATATCAAAGGTAAAAAGAATAGAGCAAAGGAAGGTCAACACACTTCCTTATTATTTTGTTGGGATACGGATTCGTATAGAATACTTGTGCCTGAAAATGTAACGAGCATTGTGCCTCTTAACCGAGTTATACGCAATGATTGATTTAGATGCACCAGCAATTTATGAAAAAATGATACAAGAAACTGAACACGAACAAGTTAAGTTGGTAATCAACACTTTTCGTGGAGTAGAGTATATATCTATACGAAAATACTACTTAGATTTTGATGAGGAGTTCAAACCTTCTAATCAAGGTATTACGATACCAATAGATATGGAAAATACTAGAAACCTGTTCCAAGGTCTAGTGGAGATTCTCTCTTTAGCAGAATCGAAAGCAATCATAGAAGAAAATTTCAAAGATTTATTGGATGAAATCTACCTCTAAGAAAAATAGTTCTTGACAATTCCTTAGAAATTGTGTATAATATATGTATGATTATAAAAGGACAAATGACATACGACCAGCACGGTCGCAAACGCAAGAGCAAGTTCACTAAGGCTGTAAGAACAAAGCAGCCTGAGTGGAAAACCTTTGCTCCAGACACTACATATCGTAGGACTACGCAAGAATACCCTTCGGCTCCAGTAAGCCAATACTCAACCCCACAAGATACTTCTTACAAGCAGAAAGCAAGTGAGAACTATACTGTGTCGATTGCGTACAACAAGGGTGCATATCAAGTAATACCAAAAGATGAGGTTAAACACATAGGAAAATAATGAGCAAATTAGAGGAATTTTTAAAACAAGCAAAGGCAGATTATTATAATGGCGACCCAAGTATCTCTGATGAAGTCTATGACAGATTAGAAGAACAGTTAGATATTAAAAATTTATCTGTTGGAACAATGAATGGTGATGAAGGGTTTAGATACCCTCATATGTTTCCTATGTACTCCTTACAGAAAGTTTATAAGGGAGAGAAAGACCCACATACTTTTCTACCTGGAGTAGTAACCGTTACACCTAAGCTAGATGGAGCTGCAGTTAGTATTCAATATATAAATGGAGAACTAACAATGGCACTTACTAGAGGAGATGGCAAGAAAGGTTTAGATATCACAGATAAAATTAGACATCTAGTACCAAATGAAATCTTTAGTAAGCAACCAAAACAAATAACAGGAGAGATAGTAGCTCCAAAAGAAATACCCAATGCTCGTAACTATGCAGCGGGTGCGCTCAACTTGAAAGATATTGAAGAAGTTAAGCGAAGAGACTTAACTTTCGTAAGTTATGGCATACAACCTGCTATCTGCCCTGACTGGGTAGAAGATATGAGAATGTTACAGTATATGGAGTTTAATACAGCAATTGATTCCAACTGGGAACAGTTTCCGCAGGATGGAGATGTCTGGAGAATAGTTAGCCACAAAGAGTTTGATGAGTTAGGATATACTTCTCATCATCCTCGTGGTGCTTTCGCTCTCAAAGAAAAACAAGAAGGCGTAGTTACAAAACTACTTGATGTTAAATGGCAAGTAGGAAAATCAGGTGCAGTTTCTCCAGTAGCAATACTAGAACCCTGTATAATAGGAGAAGCAACAGTTTCACGAGCAACCTTACACAACATGGCTATCATCGAAGCATTAGACTTACAGATAGGGTGTATGGTTGAAGTAATAAGGGCGGGGGAGATAATCCCTCAAATAGTAGCAAGAGTAGATTAATGGGCAAGATTAGACAATGGATAAGAATCTGGTTTGATAAACAGATTGAAAAATCTTTTCAAAGACAAGCAGATAGATTGTTTGATAAGTCTAGAATCGAATACAGAGACGGAGATAACACATGAAAAAACTAATAAGAAACGGACTAATGTTTACTGTAAAGAGTTGGAGAAATGTTATGGATATTAGATATAATCCATTAAAACATATACCTGACCCAAGTTTACAGTTGTATTTTACATTAGTACTTTTTACTATGTGGAGTGTGTACTTTGGCTTTTTAGCAAGTTTCTATTTCGGATGGTTAAACTATAATATCGTTACAAGTATTATAGTTCACTTAGCTATACTAATTCCAGCAGGTTTTACAAATGCAGTCTTTATAGATGCAGAGCGTGATGGAGCTAAATGGTTGAAGGAATGGAAAAACGAGGAGAAGTAATGAAAGAATACGAAGTATATTCAGAGTATATGGATGGAACTAAAGTAGGAAAAGTTGTTCGACATAAAGAACATAAGTACTGGGGAGTACATCTATCCGATTCAACTAGTGATAACAAGGGATTTCTTATGTGGCATCCTACAAAAAGTGAGTACTGGTGTGAAGATATAGCAGAAAACTTTTGTCAAGGTATGATAAGAGAAGATGGCAGTGTACGACAGAATATGTACTATGCTAGAGGTCTGCACAAAACATGAAAAGGTACTTGATTGCCATTTGGACAACAGGTAGAAAAACAGTAAGGGTATATAACAATGAAACTAAGAAAGAAATTAATGAAAAGAGCAAACAAACTTCCAGAAAACCCTTGCGGTGAATGTAAGTTTTATGAGCCTATACATGAGATAAGTAAGAATCTTAGTGAAGGCAGGTGTAGAGTAACTTCCCCTGCAGGAATGGTATTATCAGAGGAGACTTGTGAGAAATGGCAACCAAAGACTTAAAAGAAAAAATAAAGAACAGACTTGACCAAATAGAGATGCTCATGCACAAGGATTATCATTTAAAAAATCCTGAAGAAATGATGCTTCAGACTCTTAATGTGAGTAAGTTTTGGTCTGTTCTTTCAGAAGAGGATAGAGATTTTATTCAAGGAGTACAGTCATCTATTGAAGAAGGTTGGAGTTGGAAAGAATGAGTGGAGGAGTTTACAACAAAACTTATTTTGAAAATCGACCCGATGAACAGCTAGTAGAGGGTGTTTTATATGGAGTTATTCTAGTCAATCAAAAGACTTTCGTAAGGGAGTGCATTAAGGTTGGAATAGCAAAGGGAAAAGACTGGAGGCACGTTATAAAAAGAAGTCGTGGATTCAAGGGGTACGATTTACGTATTCAACGAACTTATCACGATACGATTTATAACTGCTGGAAAAAAGAGCAGGAACTGCACGAGGAGTTTAAGGACGACCGTCATTATCCAGCTGAAAAATTCGGTGGGCATACAGAGTGTTTCAAAATTGATTCTAAAATTTTATCCCACTTCCCGAAAAATAATTCTTGACAAACGCTCTCTCGTCTGATATAATATACTTATATTTTGGGAGAAAGACAATATGACAGAGATAGTACCACCAACAAGTTGTCCAACATGCGCAAGTGTGTTAGAACTTGTTAACGACCAACTATTCTGTCGTAACAAACTTTGTCCCGCTCAGTCAGCAAAGCGTGTTGAACACTTTGCAAAGACTTTGAAAATCAAAGGACTCGGACCGTCTACTATAGATAGGTTAGGTCTAGTCGATTATCACGATATATATTCTCTCACCCAAGAGGATATATGTTCAACATTGGATTCAGAAAAACTGGGAACTAAACTCTTTCAAGAAATTAATAAATCGAAGAGTAATGACCTAACAGTTTTACTTCCAGCTTTTTCGATACCGCTGATAGGCTCAAGTGCCACTCAAAAGTTAGCAAAACACATCTCATCAATACATGAGATAACCCCAGAGACATGTGCAGAGGCAGGTCTGGGTCCTAAAGCGGCGTCGAACCTTCTTGATTGGTTAGAGGAAACTTTCCTAATCCAAGAATACGCAAAGTTACCTTTTACTTTTACTTGTGCTAGGCAAAAAGTCAGTCACGAGAACACTAAGGGAACAGTTTGTATCTCAGGTAAGCTAGTAAGCTATCCTACCAAAGCAGCCGCCAAACAAGTATTATTAGAAAACGGCTATGCAGTAAAGGATAATCTCACAAAAGATATCACAATCTTAGTAAATGAGAGTGGAATAGCAAGTGCTAAAACTAAGAAAGCAGAAACAATGGGTATAACAATTATTAATAACATAAAAGACATTTTAGAGGAAATATAAAAATGGCATTACCAAAATGGACAGACGAAAGAACTTCAGAGTTAACTTCTTTCGTGGGCAACGAGAGCCCGATATCTCAAGCTATGGTTGCGGAAGCAGCTGAGCAGTTAGAAACATCTACAAGATCAGTTTCTAGCAAACTAAGAAAGATGGGTTATGACGTAGAACTAGCTTCTGCTTCAGCAACTAAGTCTTTCTCAGAAGACCAAGAAGCTACTTTATCAGCATTTGTAAATGATAACAGTGGTTCTTACACTTATGCAGAAATTGCATCACACTTCGAGGGCGGAAACTTTTCTGCTAAGTCAATCCAAGGAAAGATTCTTTCTATGGAACTTACAGACCACGTTAAACCAGCTCCTAAAGTAGAAACAGTTAGAACTTATACTCCTGAAGAAGAAGGAACATTTGTTGAAATGGTAAACGGCGGAAGCTTCGTAGAAGAAATCGCTGATGCATTAGGCAAATCAGTAAATTCAATCAGAGGTAAAGCTTTATCTTTACTAAGAAGTGGTGAAATCAACGCGATTCCTAAGCAGAAAGAAACTAAAGGTTCAAGCAAAGCTGACGTTTTAGCTGACATCGATATC